CATCGCGACGTGGTTCAGCGAGCAAGACCTGTCTGACGTATCGACGCTGGTGCAGCAAGTTCGCAGTGGCGTACCGATAGGAACAGGCGAGCCTCCCGGTCCTGGCACCGTGGGCACGGGAATCGTCACGGGTGGCATCATCACGGGCGGCGGCGGGTTCAGCGGTGGTGGTGGATCTGGCGGAGGCGGGGGAGGCGGCGGTGGTGGCGGCACGACCATCATCAACAACACGATCATCAACCTGCTACAGCCCATCGTCGACACCGTCGAGCACGCCGACAGCAGCGGGGCCGAAGTGCTGGTCACGCAGATGCCCGTCGATCTCACGTCCAATCCGGCGACGTCGGTCACGCTCGACATCGTCTTCATGGCGGCCAGCGCGTCGGGGACGGCCATCTACCGCGCCTACCTAGGCGGGACAGCCGGCGCCATTGACGGTACGCTCGTCGGGATGAACACGCGCGCCGGGTCGTCACTCGCCCCCATCCGAATCAGCGGCCCCGTCGCCAACCCGGGCGGCGTCCAGTTCGTGAAGCTGACGATTCAGTCGAGCGGCTCCAGCATCGATGCTTTCTCCTCGGAACTGACGGGGATCATCGGATGACGACGCCAAGCACGCAGCAGTGGAAGCGCGAGTGCAACGTCATCATGGGCACGAACAAGATCCAGGGCGGCGTCATCGTCGGCGTGGGTCGATCCGTGCAAGAGCTGCGCATCCAGTTCGAGATCACGAAGACGATCGGCCGCACGCCAAACGTCGCGACCATCAAGATCTACAACATGAGCCAGGACCACGAGACGCAGGTGGGGGCGGAGTTTGACGAGGTCATCGTCAACGCCGGCTATCAGAATGCGTCGCTCTTGATCTTCCGCGGCAACATCAAGCACTGGCACACGCCGCGCGACGGTAACGACCGCCTGCTCATCATTGAGGCGGCCGATGGCGACAAGGACATCAAGAAAGCGCTGGTCAACGTCACGCTCGCGGCCGGCACCACGACCTCGCACATGATCGACAAGCTCACTGGCGGATTCTCGACGACCAAGAAGGGCAGCATCGTCATCAAGGAACGCACGCGCATCCGCGGGCGTACGATGTCGGGCGCAGTTGCGAAGCACCTCGACGACCTGGCCGCCGAGAGCGATGCGAACTGGTCGATCACCGACGGCCTGCTCGACATCGTGCGAACCGACTCGACGCTATCCACCGAGGCCGTCGTCTTGCGGTCCGACACGGGCTTGCTCGGCGCGCCTGAGCTTTCCGACAAGGGCATCAAGTTCACCTGTCTGCTCAACCCGCGCATCAAGCCGAACGGCACCGTCTGGCTCGACAACGCCGAGATTATGGACAAGATCCGAAAGCAGCGGACCATGCTTCCCGGTGCGAAGTCGGCCAAGACGCACAAGGCTCACGGGCAGCTTTCGAGGGTAGACCCTTCTGGCCTTTATAAGATCTTTCGCGTCATCCATAAAGGGGACACGAGAGGTAGCGATTGGACGACCGAGGGCCATTGCCTCGCGCTTCCCGGCATCTCTCCGACCACCGGCCTACAGGTGCCGTCGCCATGAACAGTGAAACCGGGGCCGACCTCCAGCAAGACGACGAGCTCGAAGCGACGCCTGAGCGGGCGGCTGCAGTCTTCGCCGAGTCGCTGCTTAAGGACACGCACACCTGCCTTCCCGGCAAGGTGCTGAGCTTCGACGCGACCAAGCAGACCGCGCAGGTCCAGCCACTCATCCAGCGCCTCTTCGTGGGCGACGGTGCGGGAACGGGATGGGTCGACCTCCCGCCGTGCGTCGACGTGCCGGTCCAGTTCCCGGCCGGCGGCCCGTTCGTGCTGACCTTCCCGGTCGCTGCCGGCGACGAGTGCCTGCTGGTCTTCAGCGAGCGCGCGATCGATTTCTGGTGGGACCGCGGCGGCGTCCAGCAGCCGAGCGAGGTCCGCATGCACGACCTGTCTGACGCTTTCGCCATCGTCGGCGTGTCGAGCAAGCCGCGGTTTATCGGCGGAGACGGTAGCGGTGGACCACCGCCAGCGACCGACGCGACAGAACTTCGAACCCGCGACGGGACTGTAATTCTTCGTGTCGACGCCACCGGGATCAACCTGAACAGCGGCACGGCTGGCGTGGCGCGACTCGGCGATTCGACTCAACTCACGCTGTCACCGGCGGATCAGTTGGCCCTGGCGGATGCCATGCTCGCGACTGGCCTCTTCACGCCGAGTGGCAGTCCGCCGTCAACCCCCCCTCCGCTCGCGCCGTTCATCGGTGGGCAAATTACCCAGGGCTCTGGCACCGTAAAGGCGGGTGACTGATGGCGAGCAACACGCCCATCGTCCGCGCGCTGGACGCGAACCATGACTACACGTTCGGAAGAAACGCAGCCGACTATCTCACGCTGACCGCCTCGACCGAGCAGCGCGTCCGCTGCTTCCTGCTCCTCATCCTCGGCGAGTTCTTCCTGAACACGGGCCGCGGCATTCCCTGGTTCCAGACCGAGGCCGGCGGCGCGCAGCCCATCATGGGCGGCCCCAAGGACTTGGCATATACAGAGTCGGTTCTCAAAGCTGGTATTCTGCAAATTGTAGGCGTGGCCACCATCGTCTCGTTCTCCATGAAGTTCACCCCAGCGACGCGAAAGCTCACCGTCTCGGTCACCGTGACCGACGATGACGACCAGCCCATCGTGATCAAGGACTTGGGGCCCTGATGGCGATCACGTTCATCAGCGCGACAGGATTCACGCGGGGTCGCCTCGCCGACTACCTCGCCGCCGACCAAGCGTCGATGCAGGCGATCTTCGGCTCGGCGATCGACCTCACGCCCGAGTCGATCGATGGGCAGTTTCTGGCCGCGCTGGCCGAGGCCAAGGCCGACCTCGCGTCACTCGCCGAGGCGGTCTACAACACACGCTCGCGAGCGGGCGCGATCGGAGCAGCCCTCAGCCGTCTGGCGCGCCTCAACGGCGTCACCAGGAAGAGCGCGGGTTTCTCGATCGCCAGCATCACGGTCACCGGGACCGGAGGGACCGTCATACCGCAGGGCTCGCTCGTGGGCAGCCACGCCGTCCCGTCGGCCACGTTCCAGACGCTGGCGACCATCACCGTGGGCACCCCACTGCCGACCGACCAGGTGGAGGCCGTCGTCGCGGGACCGCTTCCCGCTGGCGCGGGCGGCGCGGGGGACTTGACCGTACCGCTGACCGTCATCGCCGGATGGACGGGCGTCACGAACGCCGCCCCCGCGTCGGCCGGCACCCTCGCCGAGACCGATCCCGAGCTGCGCGCTCGAGACGAGGCGAGCGTCGCGCTGCCCTCGCAGGGCATCCTCGACGGGCTCGTGGCTGCACTCCTCGCGGTCCCGAACGTCACGCAAGCCATCGTGCCCGAGAACCCGACCGGCGTGACCGATTCGAACGGCCTCCCGCCGCATTCGATCAACGCCATCGTGAAAGGCGGCGCTTCGACCGACATCGCTAACGCGCTCTGGCTCAAGAAGTCGCTGGGTGTCACGCAGGTAGGAGTGTCATCGCAGGTCATCACGGATTCGCAGGGATTCCCGCATACGATGCGATGGGACACCCAGACCGATGTGCCGATTTACGTCGTAGTTACTCTCGCCACGCCAGTTTCGAGTGGGACGAAGACAGCCATCCAGAACGCGATCAAGGCGTGGGGTGATGCGAATTCGTTCATCGGTGTCGGCATCGGCTGGACGCAGATCTTCGTCCCGCTCTTCACAGTACCTGGCCTTCCGTTCGTCTCATCTGTCGCCATCGGAACCGCTCCGAGTCCGCCCATCGCCACCAATGTGACCGTCGCATTCAATGCTCTGGCGAGCTTCGACACCAGCCGCATCACGGTGAACCCGTGAGCGATCCCGTCGAGACTCCGGTCGACCTCACGGCTCAGGCGAACAGCAGAGTCGCGATCCAGTACCGCAACTCGACCAAGTTTCTCGCGTTCATCGCCTCGCAGACAGCGCTGCTCCAGGAGATCGAGACGGCGCTGCTCGCCATCCCACCGCTCGACGACCTCGATGTCGCCACGGGCGTAAACCTAGTCGTGACAGCCGACCTCGTCGGGCAGCAGCCGATCCTTCTGAACGGCGACGTCCTAGACGACGCCGAGCTTTCCCTACTGGCCAAGGCGCGCATCACGCGAAATCACGCACATGCGACCGGCGAAGACCTGATCACACTTCTCGCCGATGTCTTCGCTGCGCAGATTCGGATCTTCGACTTCGGCGGCATGGTCATTTCCTACTCGATCGGTCGCGTCGTCACGACGGACGAACAGGCGATCTTGAACAGTGGCGCGGGAGGCACCATCATCGCTCGCCCGATGGGCGTCCAGGTTCTGCAAAGCTATTTCGACCCGACCGCCTACTTCGGCTTTTCTGACGATCCTAACGCCAAGGGATTCTCGGACGACACGACTCGCGGCGCGGGCCATCTCGCGGAAGGATTCTGACCGATGCCGATCAC